GCCATTTCAACAACCCTATTCACATCGCTGTAACCTACACTTGTGTCTATTCCTGCCGCTTCTTCGCAAATATATCTAACCTCAGTTGTGTATTTACTCATTGTCAAAGCCCTCACTTTCTTCCTGTTCTGTGCTGTCGCCATCCTCTGTTGTCATATCAAGGTCTTGATTGTACTCCACATCAATCTCAAGCCCGAACATCTTATTTATTTCATCACAAGCACGTTTTCTCATTTCAAGCCTTGAACTTCTTGATGCCAAAGTACCACCCTGTGATACCTTTGCTTCATTTGCAACAAGTCTTTCTTTCTTTTCTGATGGGCTATTAGGAATACCCAAGCACATCATAGCTTCTGACCAAATGTTATTTTTTAATTGTTGTAATTTGTCTGCAACATACGGACTACCTGTGTTAATTACTTGTATACCACTAAGGTCAAGGCTTTTATCACCAAATATGAAAGGCTCATTGCCATCATACTGTATATACACCTGCTTCAAAGTAAGTCGTTGTGATTCGTTACAGAGTATAGCAATTGGGAATCTCTGTCCTTTTACATTAACATCAATAGCCCTATCAATCTGATATAATTTGTTAGCGTAGAACATCATTCTGCCGTATTCGGGCAACCTAAGCATATTGTTCCAAATGATAATAGATTCTTCTGCTGTTAGTTTTTTGTTGTAAGTGTTCACAGCATAAGCCTTTCTATTGTTTGGAACTCTGTACACATCCAAATCACCACCAAGAACAACTTGCAAAGCAAGATATGTGCCATCTGCTTCCTGTTCACTTTTTCTAAGGTTTCTATCTGTTAAGTCTTTATCCTTAAAGAAAACTGCCGCACCCTCATAGAACAAAGTGTATTCCAAAAATCTAGGGTCAACTGAATCGGGAAGATTTTTCCATTTGAACATACTCATAGCTAACTCTGAAAGCCGACTAAGATAATATTGTTCTGCAATTGCATTAGCATTAGCACTTTCCCAAAACTGATAGTCACCTTTAACACCACAGCAAATGTCATTCATTTTAAATTTTTTCCCCATACTTTTATACCTCTCTTATGTCAATGAATTGTCCTGTGAATAGTCGCCAATTTTATCGCCATCTTTCCAAAACGTAATGCCTGTGTTGAATATGTTGATAATTGTCGCTTTAGTAGAAGCAGGAATGTTTCCGACTATTTCACAATCACGTGTTTTAACATAATTCCATGCTTTTCTACCACTTATATTCGGAACTTTAAGCCTGTTGGTCTGATACCCGTATTTATCAAAAAATTCATCAATAATTCTAGCATCTGTTGCGTTCACATCTACTTCGTAGCATCTGAAATTTAGTTCACGTGAGCCAACCATCACATTTCCTGCTGTCATTCCAACAGGGATATTAGGCTGTGCGTGTGAATCAAATTCTGTAGTTTTATAGTCGGTGTATGTATTTACAACATTTCCCAAAAGACCACCTACCATGCCTACAATTCCTGCGCCTAAATTACCAATAGCCCCACCGATAGTTGTCTTTTTATCAGCATATGAGTGTGCAAGTTGTTCGGGATATTTTCGTCCTGCTTCTTCTGCATCCTTATATCTCTGATTATAATTTTGTGACCATTCTTTGTTATATGAATCGTTGACATTAGCTACAAGACTAGCTGTTCCAAAAAGTCCATTTGATACGCCTTTAAGAACGCCAACTTTCTGCTTAATATCTCCACCACCTGCAATCCAAGCCCTATATGCATCAAGGGTATAGCCGCATTGTGGGAACTCTGATATAACAATTTTATAGTCATAATTATTTTCAATACCCTTGTAATTGATGGGTACGCACATAATCTGACCCGAACCATTCATAGAACCCGTTACTCTAAATGCAGGATTTACCTTTGTTCCCTGTGAATTGGCAAATTCATCATAATCAAGTGTAGCACTTGCACCAATCCCATTTGTAACTAAAAGCTGTTTAAAAGGTGCTGTGAGTAATTTTTTATTTTTTGGTGTATAGCCATTAAGCGTTGACCCTCTTGTTATACCGCCACTTGGTTCATCAACACTATAAGGTGTATTGTCAACTGTGACACCACCAACAGTTTTTGAACCGCCCGTATTTGTAAATCGACTTGGCATCATCATAACTGAAACTACCTGCTGTTGTTCTGTCGCATCTTCACTGTATGAACCGTCACCGACCATGTCATTTAATTTATTAGTTATAAGTTCTGCATCAATAAGGGAATTACATTCCATTCTTGAGATAGCAAGACCATTATATTGCCCTTGGTGAAGTTCATCTGTTTCCCATCCCGATTCGCCACGGTTAGTCTGTGAAGCCTGTATAACAACGGTATAATCCACCATATCGCTACAAGCCCATCTTTCTGCCATCATAACACGGTCACTTCCGACGGGTTCGGGGATTCTATTTGAGCCAACAGTATCAATCATAGCGTGTTCACGGTCAACAAAACAATCGCCTAGTGTACAATCACCCAAGAACCATGTCTGAATATCATCCACCATATACGATATAAGCGTATTGCCATTGTTAAGGTATTCCCAATCAGTAATGAAAGCATAAAACCACTTATTTTCAAAAGCGGTATTTTTAAACATCATATAATTTGCCTGTGAAACAGTGCCAACGGGCAAGCCAACCTTTAGCCAACCTCTGCTATGCCTTTGATAACTCTGCGCTGTAAGTGTTGCAACCCTTTTTAAAGCATTTGTAAAGTAAGTGGTTTGTGCGGCAACAGAAGCAAAATATATCGTGTCCGTATAAGTAGGTGTAATTTTAATATCTTTCAATAAATACACCTCTGCATTAGGTACAATATAAGCCATATTTTAAACCCTTTCTTATTTTAAATAAGGCTATGTTTCATGTGAAACATAGCCCCATATTTAATGTAACATTTTATGATACAGTGAGTGTTACGGTGTCTGTCTTTGTAGGGTCGAATGTAGAAGCAACCGTAATTGTAACAGTTCCGCTAACACCTGCATCAATCTGAACTACGCCACCCTCTGTAATTGTAACGCCCTCTGTATCGGACGTATATACAACCGTCTTAGGCGCAAAGCCTGTCGTAACAACGGTAACAGTAAGCTGTAGTGAGGAATTAGCTGATACACTTGCTGTGTCGGGTGTAACAGTAACACTTGAAACTGTGGGTGTAGTAGGAACGTACACAAGTGCATTCTCAAATGGTGAGCATGAGAATGTTTTCCACTGATGGTAGAAGTAGTTCCAATAAAGAAGTTCGCCATTGTAAACCTCTGTGAACTCATTGAGGTTATCAAATACCATGAAGAACTTCTCACCAACTACAGCCATAGGAATTGCATCAAGTGCGGCAATCTCCTCTGATGTAAGAGGAACGTAATTAGGGTCGTCACCAAAGAGAAGCGCAAGTCTTTCAGTGTCCATAGAACCAAAGCTATCAATAAGAACTCTCTGACCCATGAACTGTGCCTTATCCATATTGAAAGCTGATGCAAGTACGTTTACATCAACAACTGCATCGAATGAAGCATTGATAAAAATAATCTGCTCATTCTTAGGTGTGTGCTGAAATACGTGTGCAGGGTTGTACTTTGTTGATGGGAACTCAAGTACGTTGCTGTTTGCTTTAACTGTGGTTACAATGTCCTTTGCATTAGCGGCTGTAGCTTCTGATACCTGTATAGGGTACATTCTGCCGTTAAGGATTGTCCTTGCAAGCAGGTACTTCATGGTGAGGAACTCATCATAAGAAGCGGCTGTGTAAATTGAATTTACAATATCGCCGATAAGGTTTGCAACACCGTCTGCACTAAGAAATGCCTGTCTGAGTTTCTGTTCTTCGACGGTATATGGGTAATACTTCTGATAATTCATAACATGAAAAGCGGCTCTAACATCGGGCATATACTTCTTAAACTGTGAAGTAGGTGTGGTATGAGAACCCTCAAACTGATAAGGCTTTGCAATATTGGTGAAAATCTCTTCCACGGTTTCGCCGTAGTCAAGCATACCTTTCTTAAATCTAGCCCAAGGGTTGTCATAAAGTCTTGTTGAAATAAGAACTCTGCCAATCCTGTTTATAAGAGCTGAAAGGAACTGATTCTGCAAAGCAGGCATATCCATAATGATTGTACCAATCTG